TTATTCGTCCGGACGCCGTTATACGCGTAGTTGTATTGAATGCTCAGTACCATTCCATCCGTGTCGTCTGGCGGCACGAGCGCGTCCGCAAACGGCACCGACTTGACACTAATAACCGACATCGAATCCGTCGGCTGCGTCAGCGAGTCAGCGAACGGAGCGACTACTTCGATCATCGAGAACAAGTCCGTCGGTGGCGTCAGGCTATCGCTCAGGTTCGATCCGATCAGCGATAGGTCGCGCAGGTGTGCCCCGGCAGCGCGCAGCGTGTTGATGAGCGCTGTGATGGTTTGCGCGAACGTAGTCGGGTCTTGGCCGTTGATAATGTCGTAGCCATACTCAACGTCAAACAGCCCGTAGACGGGCGTCGAAACCGCGTCATAAAGGATAGCCCCGTTATGGATGAAGTCGGCGTTATAGACATTCCCCGTCACGCCTGGCAGCACCACGTCCGTAACGGTTGTGTCTTGGCCCGTGAACGTCGTAATGGCGAGTTCCATTGCGACGTTATTGCTCATCGGGCGAAGCACACTTGCAATGATGCGGGGACCGTATGCCGAATCCTCTTCGCCCGGGTTACGCGGGACTTTGTAATAGGTCCCCAGCACATCGAGCCAAATCGTATCGGCCGTAGTTGTGCTCATTTCCGCCGGCAGGTTCGCGATCTGCGCGGCAGCGAGTTCGAGTTCTGCAGCATTGCATTCGAGGTACGCCCACAACACGCTCGTGTAGGCATACATGGGCTGCGGCAGGTCGCTCGGAGTGACGCTCCCGGATGCGTCCAAAAGCGCAGCCGCAGAGATGCCAGCCATTGACGGCGCGAGGTATGGCGTGACGTAGCCCGGCTGTGCAGCGATATAGTTGACGAGTTGAGCAAACGTGTACTGAGTCAGGTCAATAGTCAGGTTCGCGCCGTAGCCGCCGTCGAGAACCTGCGTCGTCAGGACGCCATCCTGCACCTGCCACGACATCGGATAGACGTGGTTGAACGACATGGCGAGCACGCGTGCCGGGTCTTTGTTAAAGACGCGATTCAGGTAGCCAAGCAGGGTTTGTGTAAGCTGCATTTAGGTCCCCTGAGTCAGCGTGATCGTGCCCGGCATGTTCTTATTGCCGGTCTCCGCGAGCGTGTCGGTGAATGCCGAAACGTAGTTCGTCACTCCAGGGATGTTCATGGCGAGTTTGCTGATCTGAGCGGCCACCGCCGTTCCGACGGGGTCGGTTCCGGCGACAGTGCTCCCGCTATTGCCGATGGTCAGTCCTTGCAGATACGAGAAGATCGCGGCAGAAACAAGCGGCTGGATGTTGCTCCACACGTATCCCGGCGCGATTGTCACCGTGGCCGTCACCGGGAGCGGGACCTCAGTCGCGATAAAGACGTTCGTCTTTACGCCAGCGGCCTTATACCCCGGGATCTTCGTTCCCAGTGCATTCACGTAGCCCGCGATGACGTTGACCGCCTGCGCGAGCAGCGCTCCCGACGTGCCGCCCACGCCGTTGTGGATGTAGCAGTTGACAAGCGCTATCGGCTTTGTAGCGTCGTACGTGTATGGCTCGTCAATCAGCGATAGCGCGACCTTTTCCGTGATGTTCCCCATCGCATCCGTCAGATTGACGGTGGAGAGACCATAAGACAGAGCCGCGACGGTCCCGCGAGCGAGAGTCGAGATGTAATTATTGAAACGGATAAGCTGCTCGGCAGGCGTTTCCGCGTTCTGCCCATTGACAAACGAGTTCGCATTTACTGCGCCGACGAAACCGGTAGGTTGTGGCGACAGAGCGAAGGTCTGATTCTGCGGCAAATTGCCAGTCGAACCCGTGACCGTGCATGCAACCTGAATATTGACCGTCGTGCTTCCAGCCGGGATAACCACGTCCGCCGCGGACTGATAGACGTTGCTGCTCGTCCCGGTCGGCGTGAAGGCCGTGCCTGCCGAAACCAAGACAGCCGTCGGCTGCGAGGCGATCGTCACCTGCACAAGACCGGACGCTGACTGTGCCTGGAGTGCTGGGAAGTTAAACGAGTTGAACACCGCAACCGGGATGGCTTCCTGCAGCCCGTTGAACATTTGCTGGTAAAGCTCGTCAATCTCTGCGGCCGGCGCTTCCACGAGCGTGCGCGCGACGGCGCCGACGTTGTAGTCAGTAACCTTGCTCTGCGTCGCCTTCATCCGGTTCACCATCGAATTGACGATGGACGCAAAATTTTTCAACTGAAACATTCGAATTCCTTACGATGTCGTGGTTGATACCGGCACCGTTGTGCCAGCAACCGTTTCTGCTTGGACAACCGTCGCAATCACGGTCCCGGAAACAGTCGCTGTCGAGTCGGTCACGCTCGAAATGCGCGAGTCGGACGACACGGTCTGCTTCGCATAGCGGGCAGCGAGAAGCCCGGCAGTGGGGCCGTTCTTTGCGCCCAGCAAGCGGCGACCGAGGTAGCCGTAGCCGCCGTGATAGATCAGCTCACCTTGGTCGGTGTTGAGCGCGTTTTCGAGGGCTTGCGTGAGGTTGGCAACGCCAGATACGAGCGCAAAGTCACCGTTTTCTGTAATCGCGAAAGTGCCGTCCGGGTTCAGTAGCGCGTCCGTCTTGAATACGTCGTCCTGGTCGGTTGACGGGGGCGCCGTCGCCGCAGGGATTTTCAGGAATGAGCCATTCAGGACGACGCCAGTTACAACCGAGTCCGGATCGTCCGTCAGGTACGGCGGAATCAAGCCGTTCATCCCGATAAGGACAGCCCAATTCGACGCATCCCCCATGACGCGGGCGGCAAAGGTCTGAAGCGAGTCGCCGTTCTGCGTCTGGACGAATCGGTATCCGGTAAGCGGCGTATCGAAAATAGATGGCATCAGGTCACCGAAATACCGTTAGTGATCGAGGCCGCCAGCGTTGCGAGTTGCTGCGGAGTCAAGGCCGAGAGAACCGGGTCGGTGTAGAGGATGGTTTGGATGGCCTGCTGTGCAGCCGGACTCACCTGAATCGGAGGCGGGGTATTCGTGCCCATAACGTCGTAGAACGGGTTCGTGTCGTTCAACGTGTATTGGCTCTGCGGGGACGATCCCGGGACCGTAGACGAGCAGTTGCTCGCACCGTAGAGGCCCGTGTAGACGGGATAGGTCTGCCCTTGCGCGATAGCGTTGGCGAAGACGCAGGACACGTCCGAAAAAGCCGCCTGCACCTGCATAAGGCTTCCGGTCACGTTCGCTGCATTGGACGTTACTGAGGCCAGCGTCGCGAACATGTTGAAACCGACTTGCGCGATCGACTGAGCCACGCCAGTAACGAGACTCACCAGCGCGGCCGGGGTCTCTACAATCGCGACTGCCATATTGAAGACTGAGCAGGCCGTCTGCATGAAAGCCGTGATCGGCGCAAGGATGTCAGCCTGAATAAAGTTGACAGCCGAGGAGATGGCCCCGGCGATCTGTTTGACGGCGGCAACCACGCTCTGCAGGCCCAGCGATTGAATGAGGCCCGACAGCCAGCCACCTGAGCCCTGACCTGGAGCCGGATTGTCGCCGAGTCCGATCATCGAAATTTGGTACATGCACAGCAGCGGCCGCGAGCGCGAGCGGCGCAGCGTGAAGTTCATCGGAATAACAACGTCGATGGTCGAGTTGAGCGCGTCCGTGAAAATCAGTTGCACGAGGTTCGGGTCGAGACCCTTCTGCATCGCCTGGTTGCGAAGCGAGTGCCAGTTCGTGAATGAGGCCGCGCGAAGCTGCTGAAAGAACGCCATGCCGTCAACGCCATTGAACCCGCGCCAACCGGTATTCCCGCTTATATTGATCTGCGTCAGGCCCGCCCCGAACTCGTCCGCGAACGCCCCGCCGAGGGTCTGCTGCACCGACACGCGAGACATTTCCGTGCGAGTCAGTTCTTCCGGGCGGATGTTCAGAGGAAGCACTACCGGGGACGCGCCAGTCGATAGGTCGTCAAGCGTGAAGCTGATAGGGCAATCGCCCGGCTTCTGCGAGGGGGGCGGATTCAGCGCCTGCAACGCGGCCGGGATGGACGGCATTGCAAACGAGAGAGGGACGAATGGCGTGCTCATGCAACGAGCATGGCGTCACGACGATCTAAAAATACCTCTTGACTTTCTGCTTGGTGCGCATATTATTGCGATCGCGCTTCAACCAACTACAGAATCGGGGAAATAGTGAAAAAGCTCATCGTTGCGGCCATCTTGGTCGTCGCATCTTTCGCCGCTCACGCGGACGAACTCGCCCGGGCGGTTGCGGCGCAAACCAAGGCCGTTTCGAATGTCCAGTCAGGAAGCGCGAAGGCCGAGAACGCACCAGCCGTATCCGACTTCATTCACACGCAAGCGTCGCTGTTGATTCAGGAGGCGTTTGCCACTTGGTTCCAAAAGGCGCAGGCGGCTGGAATCAAGTTCAGCGTCGTTAAGTTTTCGGGGGATGCGCCCGTAACAAAGTCTGCGTACGGCGGCAAGCTGGTGTACCTGAATCACATGTGTAGGGCATCAGGGTGCGTTTATGCGCGAGCGCAGCCGTCAGGAATGAGCGAGCCGATTGATATTGAGATTTCATATCAAGGGTCCAACGATTACACCGACTACTCTCGCCAAACTGCCATGGATAACCTGTGTGTCGTCTTTGGTGGAGACACGGCCTACAACGGGTATTGCGGCGACCTTTTGGATAAGTCAAAGCGCGCGGCTAATATCGACACGATGGTAGCGAATTTAAACAAATATCTTGCCAAGAAGATCGGCGCAGAAGCGGGTAGCTAAACGTCTGTCGAACATATAAAAGGCCCCTTCGCACGCGGGGCCTTTTTCATTACGTCCCCGCGATAGGCGGACTTGTCGGCGAGCCGGGCGATTCTGACGTGTGCTCGTGGTTGATCTGCGAAACGTTGCCTGCGACTTGGTCCCCGGTTGAGGTAATCGTCCCGGTAACGCCAATGTCGCCGGTCAGGCTCATTGTGTTTCCTGAGCCTCCAGACCCCTCCATTCCCTCCGTGAAGGTAAGCAGGCCATTGACCGTGAGCGGCCCGTTGTGAGTCGTTCCTGCGCTCGCGTTGACCGTTACCGCGCCTTCAGACGTAACCTCAGTTGTTCCGTCCACCGTCACGTTGGCGTTGCCCTTCGTGTTGACAGTCAGGTTCCCGTTGTGCTCGATGTTGATGTTCCCGCTAGGATCGACCTGGATATTCGCAACCACCGCGCCGGCATTCGCCACCGTCAGGTTGACCCATGGAGCGGCAGCCTTGTTCTGCTTGATGGCCCACGACTGATCTACGTCCTGATTCGTCAGGTCCTCGTGAGCAGGCGATGCACCCACGCGAAAGTAGGTGCCGCTGGGGTGAGACCATTCATGGTCGCCATTCCCGCTAGTCGTGCTGTACACGTCCGAGGCATGGCGATTGATGCGGAAATTGTCCCGCTTAAATGTCAACTGAGTAAGCTGCGGCAGCAGGAAGCCCATGCAGATAGGCATGCCGTCCACATTCCAGACGATAGCGCGAATATACCGCGCTGCCTGCTGAATGATTGGCAGCGTCCAGCGCGTGTCGTCCACCGGCAGGCCAATCTCTGGCAGATCCACGATGCCCGTGTCTGAACTGCCCGTGTGAGCGGCGCACTGCACGTTTGTCAGCCGGTCGCCCGTCTTCGGCATAAGCACGTCGATACTGTTCCCTTCCGGGTAGACGGCAACTACGATGCCAAGCGCTTGCCCCTGCATTACTGGCTCCCTGGCGTCAGCATTTCGGAAAAGTACGGCGACCCGCTGCTTTGCGCAGCCGTTATGCGGTCGATGAAGTTAGTGCCTCGCTCGTAGTCAACTTCTGTGAAGTAGTTTCCGAACGGCTCGTACGTGTGCACCACCGAATGGGCGTAATGCAGCGACTGGATCTGGTCGCCATAGTTGATCTGCACGTACGTCCCGGCGCGAATCTTTTCATGGCCCTCAAGATGCATCGCGCCGCTCTCCAGAACGACGTTGTCCTGATTGAGGGTCGTCAGGAGATTGCGGCGATTGTCGATCCACGTGAGGAAGGCATTTTGATTCGCCCAGCGCGCATCGCCAGCCGGCGTCCCGTTGCCAGCATTGGTCTCGGTCGCACCGCCCTGCTGCGTGGACACTTCCATCTTGCGAAGGCCGTATAGCAGCGGGTTGACGTTTTGATAGTTCTGGATGTAGTACGGCGTCGCGCCCTGCTGCGATGCGTACGTTGCGAACATTTTTGTCAGATCGTCATAATTCATGGTGAACCGCGGCGCATCTACCCAAAAGTAGTTTGCTACCCCTGCGTCCGAACGGCGCGCGCTAATGGATATGATCGAGTTGACGCCAATAGATACACAATTCGCCGTCGGGGCAAAGTCGCTAGACGGATCTATGCCGCTCGTTACCGACGACTGAATGGGTTGAAGCGTAAGCCGCTGTGCCGCATCCAAGAACGGGGTAGGACGATAGACGGCATACGGACCAGCAGGTCCCCATACGCCTGCATCGCGATCCTCAATAAAGAACTCGTTGAAGGGCCCGAGGTCGAGATACTGTTCGAGAA